GGCTTCGTCTGCTCGTGTAAAAAAACGCTGTCAGTGTTTTGTTCGTTAAACCCTTGTGGGTGTTGGTTTTTGTGGCGTTCGCGTTGTGTCTTTACTTGCTGGCCACGTCGAGCATTGCAGGGCTTACATGCCGGCACAAGGTTATCCATACTGTTGCCGCCGCCTTCAATAATTGAAAGCACATGGTCGGCTTCGGTTGCGACGTTGACACCGCACCAATGGCACGGCGGGTTGTCTGCTAATAGTCGAGCGCGGTTCTTTTTAAATTCTGTTTTGTTTCGTGTTTGGCTGTTTAGGTTTGTGGCCATGCTCACGCGCCTACGGCTTGTGCTAGCGCGGCGCTTGCGCGCCTTGCTGTTGGTGTTGGTTGGTTACTAATCATGTCGGGCTAATCCTTTGTGCATTGTTTGTTATGTGTATGTCAATGCTTACACCATGTAAAGCCTAATGCGCTAAAGCCCCACCCACGGGGTTGCCCTAACCCGTACCCTCAAACACGCTTATTGGCTGATTATGTTTACAGCCTGCCACGCCAGCGGCCCGGTCATTTCGTCGCGCATGATTACGGGCATAGCGCACTACCTACGTTTCCGTATGTTCCCAACTGCCGTGCAAATGGCTTAGGGCTTGGCTAGTCCTACGCGCTAGGCGCTGGCTAGAAAGCGAATAATTACGGGCAACTGGTTAGGTCGCCACACTTGCACGATTGCACCCGATTGCTCGAGCCTGTCCAACCATGCGTTTTGTGTTTTACGTACTACGCCTATGTCTGTTTTAAGTTCGGCGAAAACTAGCACACCCTTAGGGTTGACTAGCACAAGGTCAGGAAAACCGCTATCGCCTTGTATATGTGTTGCCCATTTGCCGCGCTTGTTCATCGCTGGTAGGTCATGGTGAACAAACCAGCCGTAACGTTGCGCTACTTCAATGACGGCGTTTTTAAATTGGGCTTCAAGCATTGCCATTAGTGGCGTAATCCTTGTGTATTGTTCGTGCCCAAATTTGATTAGACAAATGTTCGGTTGACCAACGCAAATGTTGCACTACTTTGTCTTTGCCAAGGTAATCAACTTGCATTGTTTGTAGTTCCTCAATTAGACGAACCATGCGGGTTAGTAAATCTACTTGTTGTGCTAAGTCCATTAGTCGCCCTTACTGCTTGGTAGTTTTTTCATTGCGTCAATTACTTGTGTCGCCTGATCGGGGCTAAGCACTTCAAGCGTTACTGCGTCGCTATTAAGCGTTACTGCGATGTAGTCGTGAAGCGCGGCCTCGTCAAACCCCGCGCCCTTGGCAAGCGACTTAATAAAATACAACTGTTTTTGGCTTGCTATTCGACTATGGCTACCTGCTGGTTTTGGTGCCGGCTTGGTGTCGTCCTGTCGCGCTAAAACCTCGTTTTGGCTGGCAATTGCTTTAGCAACGCCAAAGCCCATGTAACCCAACGCACGGCCTAACGCGCTAGTCATGCCAACCATAAATTCACTGTTTTTTGTGTATGGGGTTTTGCCCGGGTAAGGCTCTGCTGCGGTAGCAATGCTTGGAATTGTGTCGGTTTCGTCGCGCCAAACGGTAACGGTGCAACGGTAAAACGTTGAGCCGTCGGGCATGGTCACAACTTCCGCGCTGGTTTCTTGAATACGCAAATTAGGGTGCTTTTTAAGGGCTTCGGCTAAGCGCGTTGGTACGTCTACGTAGTTGTCAATATTAAAAGCCATTAGCGCCAATCCTTTTTGCATGTGCCCGGGTGAAAGTACAAAATATGGTCTCGGGTTTTACTTGATTGGTAGGCGTAGGTCATAACGCCACATTTTCTGCATGGTTTCATTGTCGGGGTTTCTTTCATGTCGGGTTAAATTGCTGCCGGCAAAGTATCCATTGGGTGTAACAAACTTTGCGGGGTCATAAAGCACGGTGCTGGCATGTTTGCGGCCCAACGGGTCGGGTGCCATGTTTCGTACAATGTTTGCCAACCGCGCAAATTTATTACGCGCTCTACCGGGTCAAGTGTGGCTAAAACGTAGATCGCTGGTTTGTCGCTTTCATGTGTTAGCAAACAACCGTTGTCGCGCAACGTGCTTCGAACCTCATAACCGCCAACGTCGTGTGCGTGTTTGTCGTAGTACGTGTGGCCCCATGCAATGCGTAAATGTTTGGCTAACGCCATTTCACCTATACAACCAATCTTGTGTGCTTTTAGCGCGTCCGGTGGCTGTATGCCGTAGTTATGTTTGGCGCCGGCTTGGTCTGCCCAATCTAAACGTAGTTGCGCTACCGCGTAGGCGTAGTTTATTTCGTTGTCGGTTAAACGTATTTGCACCACGGTTAACCGCCTAACGCTTCGATAGCCTCGCTAACGGTTTGCCAGCCTGTTGCGTCGCCGCTTAAATCTAGGTCTGTTGCAACGCGCTTTAGTCGGGCTATTAGGTCTGCGTGTTTTGGTTTGTACGGTATGTGTGCTGGTCTGCAAATTTCGTCTATGAGATCAAACACGGCCATTTGGTGCTTGGTTATTGCGTTTTGTGTCGGGTCTAACATGCGTCGGGTTTCCTCGCTTAAGGTGTTGTCGGGGTAGGGCTGTTCTTGCATTTAGTTTGCTGTTTTCCATGGTAGCCAACCGCTGTTGTTCCAAATGGCAACCATGGCTTTTGTGTTTGTTACTGGGTTAAATAGTTCGTCGCACGTTTGCAAAATGCCGTGTGCTTGCAACCAGCCGGTAGGCCAGTATGTCGAGGGTTTGCACCAAAAGTAATTTATTTGGTAAATGCCAGCGCTGCCGCCCATTGTGTCGCTGGCGTTGAAAGCGTCACTTGTGCAAAGGCTTTCGCGAACGGCCACTTTTAACGCTGTTTTTAGTTCGGCCTGCGGTAATCCTTCGGCAACGGCCAATGTCGCAACCTGCGAGCATGTGGTGACCAATGCGGGCAATGTGGTGGTAGTGGTCGTGGTGGACGGCAACACGGCTGGTACAACCTGTGGGCTTGGCTCGGGGGCCTGTGCATTACTAAAGCCAAAAGCGATTGAAAGCACCAAAATTAGGGCAATTATGCCTGTGGTTATCCTGTGGTTAAGTAGCAAGTTCATTTGTTGCGGCTTTCCATTTGGTAAGGGTTACCCCACGTGCCGGACGCTGGGCTTTTAAATGCCATTTGCACGTGTAGGCAATCAAACGTTTTAGGGTCTCTGAATAGTTGCACCATAACTTGCTGCCCTGTTTCAAGGGTTGTTATGTAGCACTCGTAAATAAAGGTTTGTGGCTCGGTCATAAATTGGGCTTTCCGTCGGTACGAAAACCCTAGCCAACGATTGTTACGCGGTTGTGGATACCCCGAACGTGGCTTCAAATATGGCTTTTACGGCGTCGGGATTATCGGCGAACGCTGGCGACAATTCGAGGTGCCACCAATCGCCACCGGGTGAACCTGAAACGGTTTTTGTTTCGTACACTTTCCACGCTTGGCGATCGCAACGCCATGACGCGCCCCACGGTTTGGGCCAGTAGTCAATAACCATTTGTACGCCGAAAGCGTTTGCGTTGGCTAGTACTCGGTCAATAAAAGCCTTAGAAACGGCGCGGCCTTCTTTAATGCCTTTTGTTTCCATTTTGCGGTAGGACAAATCCATAGCGCGGCCTGTTGCATGTACTGACATTGTGCCGGGCTTGCCTTTAATGTCGCGCTGGCCATAGGTGCCGTTGTTCCATAACGCGCCGTTTGAATACTTTATTGCTTGGCGTACCCATTCTTCGGTGCCAGCACGTTTACCCTTTGCTGGGCCGTCGGTGTTGCCTATGTAATCTCGAGCGCCTACAACGTTAGGTTTGGCTTTAGCAATCATTATTCGGTTGTTGTTCCGGGCTTGCTTTTAAGTCCATTGGACGCAACAAGGCCGCTAAGGGTGCCAGTAAGAAAAACCAGCAACGTGCTTAAAAGGTCAATCAGTTGCGCGTCAGTTGGGGCCTGTTCCGTAGGCTGGTCTACGAATAAAATTCCGTATATAAATGCCATGACGGTAAACGTAAAACACAAGGCCATTAAACGGCCGACAAATACGATTAGTGAAGCGTGATGTTGTTCGGGTGTTTTATTCACAACTGGCCTTTGTAAAGCATTGGTAT